TCATTTTAGATACTGCAACCATATTACCAGCTGTAACATCTGCTGCGATAGTAGCAGCTGCTGTATGATCTGCTAAAACTTTATACACAATACCAGACTCAGTTGCAAATTTACCTTTTACAAGAGCTGTAGTAGAAGCAACCAAATCTTGTGATGCACCCCACGGTTGACCTTCGCCACCTTTAGTGTCATCAGCATTACCAGCGTTAGTAATAGCTAAGTCAAGTTGTGAAATAACTGCTTTATCAACAGTTTTAGATAGACGATTACCCATCTCTGTAGAATACTGAGATCTCGTGTCATAGTGAAGCATAGCCTCTTCGAAATTATCTACGAAGACTGATGCATATTGTAGTTGACCAATTTCAATTACACGTTCACCTGCATTGATTAGGTTAGGAACAACATCACTACCAGGAACATGCGTAGTAACTGCTGAGTCATATTTACCGATAACTGCGAAAGATGCAGATTTACCGTTTTGAATAGTACGTGATTGTACTAAAGGTAGAAAGATATTCTTTTCTTCAAAGGCTGTTAAAACCTCACCTGAAAAGACCTTAACTGCCATACTTCTATTGGAGGCGGTACTGGTGACCCGACTATCTCCGATACCTTCTGAAGGTGAATAGGATACTGAAGCCATAATTTATTTCCTTAAATTGTTTTGTTTATAATATTGCGTAATAAGTAACTAAAGGTATTATAGTTGGTATCCTTATAAACACACCTCAGTGGAATTTACTTTGGGCAACAAAACAGACTTTCTTACTTGTAGGTGATATAGTAGGGGAGTTATGAGGGGATGAGAGGAGGGTATCCCCCCATTCCCACACAAGACAATGAGACTTCTACTATATCTGTAACTCTTAGTATCTACTTAGAACTACTCGTCTCTGAACTTCAGCACGAAATGCTGAATCCTTCTTGTACTGTGGAGATGCCATATCTTTCATCATCTCTTGTTTACTTGCATAACCACCATTTCTATTTCTAGTGGTATTACCTTTAACTAAATTAGGAGCTTGTCCTGACTTATATAAAGAGTGTAATCCTTGAATAGCAAAGGAAGCTTGGTCCTTATTTGCTAATGAGTTGTTAAAAGCTTCAATTTGTGTTTGCTCTAAGTTATCAACAGCCCAAGCAATCATACCTTTATACTCATCCTCTCCACCTACTGTTTCATAGATGTCACCTAAGCTTTTCGTTTGTAAAGCTTCTTGACCTTCGATATAAGCATCCACCATTTGTTTAGGGATACCTTTATCTTGTAGCATATCATAAGTAGCATCAGATAAACCTCCAGACTCTTGATACTCTCCCTCCAACTCAGAATAGTCAATACCTGCACCTTCAGCCACTTCCTTAGCTTCAGACTCTTTTGAATCTCCATCTTGAGATTCTGTAACTTCTTCATTACTTTCTTCATCTGATTCCTTCTGTTCACCTAACTTAGATTGTAGATTTTCATAAGCCTTCTCTAACTCTTCTACAGACTTATACTTACCAGCTAACATAACCTCTTCATCAGTCTGACCAATGTTACCAAGATCTTCCTGTTGTTGGTCAACTTTATCTGCCATCTGTTGATCGTACTCTGGTGAGCCTACCTCTACTGCCTCTTGAACTTCTGCTGTATCTTCTGCCATGCTATTTCTTCCTCTCTCTTTTTATCATTACTATATTTCTATTGGGTGGGAGCTTCCTCTTCCATACCACCAGCTCCCATAGCTTCTGCTGCTGCCATACCTGCCATACCACCACCCTGTTGGGCTGCTGAGTCTAAACCTTGCTGACCAGCTTGCATCATCATAGCCTGTTGCTGTTCTTGTTGCATTTGCTCTTGAGACTTAATAAGTCCAGCAGTCTCAATACCCAGAGATGTACCAATCTGCTCAATAACTGCATCAACATTCGTATGCTTAGAAAAGATCTCAGGTCCTAATAACTGTTGTAGTGTCTGTGCGAACTGTACTAACTTATTGTAATCATGTCCTCTACCTAAAGCTTCTACACCTGTAACAATCACAGGTTCTACCAACCCTTCTGGGAACTTAATCTTAGTAGATTGCATAAGAAGTTTAATCAAAGGTAGTTGTAACTCTTGAGTTAGGATACTATAAATACCACCTAGAGCATCTTCTAACTCTCCAGCCATCAATCTTACTTCTTCGGCTGTAACTCTCTCTGCATCCCTACTAGCACTCTCATTTAATAAGAAAGCTGCTGCAAGTCTACGTTGAATGTCACTCATAGTCTGGTAAGCAATCTGAAGATCATGAGATTTATTCATTTGAAGAGTAGAAACATCTGAAGCTCTACCCTTAATGATTGCACCTGAAGGGGCTTTAGCTACATTAGAGACTAAGGTTGAACCTACAGGATCTACGAAGAATAAGATTTTAGATGCTGCTGAAGATGCTTCTACAATAGACATCACTAGACTCTCTAAGGACCTTAAATCACCTAAGTATTGCTCTACCAAACCTCTACCGTAATTTTCATTATGGATAGAAGTCCATCTTAGTGGTAAGTATGGTAGTGATTCTTTCTTGTAAGAACCTCTAGTTCCTTCTACCTCAATACCTAGAGCTTCTTGATACACTTCAAATTTATTAGCAATCCACAATACTTGAGTATAGAGATCTACTTCCTTATCTGGATCACCATCTGCTTGCATACTTTCAGGTAAGTCATCAAGGTTGACCTGTTCTTTGGTCATAATCTCTTTAACTACACCCTCTGGGCTACGTCTTACAATATAAGAGTTTAAGTTAAATACCCTAGTTCCATCATCTTTATCTCTATGAATTAAAGCATTACCAGTAGCTACTAGAAGTTTTAACGCCTCAAAGACAGGGACTCGTAGTGCTTCCCTCTCAATTTGAGACATTAAACCCCTCTCTAACTCAGCTAACCTATCTTGAACCTCTTGACCAATACCTTGATCTTCTGCTTGAAGTAGTGCTAACTTGTCTGGTACAAATCTAAAGAAAGGTGAATTAGGTGGTAGTAAAGAGAGAAGTAGTTTACTAGATAAATTATTTACAGCCCTTGCACCTAATGATTGGAACGGAGTCTCTAATTCTGTTTCCTCAGTATGTGAAACATCTAAAAGAAGAGATGGGATAGTAAGCTTAGTGCAGGACTTAGCTCTCTCTAAGACAGAACTACGTTCTCCATCCAACTTACTCCATCTAGACTTTAATGATACGATTGATACTTCTTCTTGAGCCATATTTAATTACATCCTTACTATCATTTTGGAATAGATAGAGCTGATCTACCCTTTCTCTTTTTAGAGACTGTTACAATATCTTTTGCAGATGCAGCTCTCTTTTTCCCTACACCCTCACGAGTTGCTGCAAACTTTCTACCAGTGGACCTACTTGCATTCCATTTACTCATAGCTTCGGCATGCCTTATCTCCTCTGCTGCTTCCCACTGATCTATAGTCTGAGCTTCTTTTTGAGGAACACCTGCAAGACTAGTCATAGTTGCACCCGTACTCGGACCACCACTGTCACCAGCTATCGTTCTCTGTGTGGGTGTTTTCCGCATCATTTTGCTTTGGGCGAAAGATAGCTTACGTCTTTTAGGTTGAGGGTTTGGATCTCTATTTTTCCGTCTGCTTCCCATGATTATCCTACCTTTTTAGGAGTAGCATAACTAATTCCAACACCTGATGCAGCCCCTTTACTTAAAGGAATCTGTAATCTAGTCTTACCTTTAGATAACCTCTTAAGTTTTTTTCTATCCTCATCACCACTACCTGGTTCAAATAAAGCTTGCTCAACAGGTGGAGCTGGTGTGATTGCTGGTAACGGTTTAGGTGGCTTACTTCCGAATAATGATCCCATTTTATTTACTTCCTTCTTCTAACTGCTTTAGATGACGTATCAGTTTAATAGCTCCCTGCTTTAACCCTTGTTCATATGGTGTAAGCTCTGCTATCTCTACAATGTCTGGATAATCTTTCTCAAGTTCCTTGATTAGATCTCGTGTACTACTAGGTAGGTAGTCCAAATAGTCTCCCCTCTCTTTTTATTGGAATATATAAAGTACCTTGTTTCGAGTTCTTCAAGGTCAGCGTCTATACACTTCAATATTCTATTTTACTCTCTAGTAGGGTAATCCCTAAGAAGGACTCTTAGGTTTGAATGTTATGATACCTACAAGGTAATGGCTGTAGGTAGGGTAGGGGGTAGGTTAGGTAGATAAGAGATAATGCGTTAGAGGGGCTTGTAGACCCCTCTAGAGCGATTATCTACCCTTCACAGGCTACACATTCTCCTGTTGAACCTTGTACTCCAGCTTCACTTCTAATGTAGTATAAAGATTTAATATACTTATCGTTGAAAGCTAACTTATGTACTTGACTAATGACTTCCTCTCTCTCATCTGCTGGGAAGAATAAATTAATACTTTGTGCTTGGTCAATGTAACGTTGTCTTGCACTGGCTAACCGAATGATACTCTCTTGATTAATCTCAAAGGCTGTCTTAAAGACTTCCTTCTCTTTCTCGTCTAACCAATCCACCTGCTGTACACTACCACCATGTGTTATCATATCCAAGATAGCCTCTTCTACGTCTACACCCTTACGTTCCATCAGTCTAAGTAGTGTAGGATTAAGTCTGTTTATCTCTCCTCCAGCACTACCTTGTACGTAAGCATTCTTATAGACTGGCTCAATACCTTGAGATACGCTACCACAAACAAGAGCACTAGAC